TTTTGCATGAGTCAATAATATATTTATGTTTAAAGTCTTTTGGTAAGTTTATGTTTTCTTTGTGTAAGCATCGTGTTTCTTTTGGTGTTTCAGGTATATGGTTTTTTATATACTCATGGGCTTCAACGCACGACTTAAATGTGCCAACATAATGTTCTTCAAGACAACAACTATTATTACCTGCCTCATTACCTATTGCTACCATTAATATAAATTCAGCTACCATATTTACTCCTAATAACTAATAATTCCTAGTGGCGTTGTTTCAATAACCTTTAGTTCATCACCATAAACAAATGTTTGACCGGTGTTGCTTGAAGTTATCTCTAACCCTTGTGAACCGTTTTGATCTACAATCACCCTAACCTCTTGTGCATTGTCTACAATAGTCAATTGACCATTATCAGGACTGAAGTAATTTACTGAATCAGCTAAAGCTATTGGCGCACAAAACAATCCAACTAATAATATTTTTTTCATAACATCTCCTTTGTTTATAAATTATTTAATACCCATTCTAACATTTCTGATTCCTTGCCATACTTTTCTATCCAAGTCTTTGGGCTTGTATGAAACCCTCCTTCTCCTTGATGATGATAATGGCACAATGGTATAACAAGAAAATCGCTAGACTTTTGTCCCATACCTACCCCTTCTCTTAGATGATGAAGATTGGCTGGTGGCGCATCAGTTATATCATAATATTTGCGGCAAATGCAGCAACCAAATTCTGACATTTTGTTTAGCCATTGTTTTTCGTTTTTAGTTTTAGATTTTTTCTTTGCCATTTTTTTTAAATTTCTCTGAAATAATTTTAGGTACTGTAGCGTCCCAGTTAATACTGTGGTGTAGCCTTTTATTGCTTTGACCCATTAGCCTTACTTTAACGCTAGATGGATTATACAGCACTGAGTAAAAACTTTTTACATAAGTGCCTGAGCCTAGATAAATGTCTGTTAAACCACCCGCATTGCTTTGAGTTGCTTTTTGCTCTAATCTTAATTGTGCAACTGTCATAAACAAATGACCTTTGTTGCCAAAATAACAATAGGCATTTACATCTTCATTTATTCTACCTACAAATTGAAAAGGTCTGTCAGTTGAGCATAAAAAACTGTTCATAATTTTTCTTGAAATTTGACCTTCTATAAATGTTTTACTCAAACCGCTGCCTTCACCACCAATAAAATCACCACCTTGCGCCATACAAATACTGGTAAAAGATGTTTTTTTATAAAAATCTAGCATAATTTTAAATATGTTGTTTAAATTTTTCATGTATTTATTGGTTACATATTTTTTATTATTATCAAAAGACCATCTAAAGTCAGTGTAATCGTCATCAAGAACAAGAAAGTATTTATAATTTAATTTTTTAGCAATACCAAAACAAGCATTTCTAGCAAATACCACTGCTCTTCTGTCGTTAAAGTTATCGCCTATGTCAAAAGTTTTTTCTGTTTCTGTTTTAGAAAATACAATAACCTGATCATCGTATAACTTAACGTATTTGTCATAAGACTTATCCTCATCATCAAGCACAATAAAAATTTTGCCTGTGTAATTTTTATCTCGCAAAGTTTTGTAAGTGTAAACTCTGTCATGTCTATTATGACTTAAAATAAAAACACAAAAATTATTCAGCATTTTGTTCTTCTAAATATTGGCTTGAAAGCTGGTCATTTAAGGAAACAAAACCGTATTCAATTGCTTTATCAAAATCTACAATAACTAAAGCACTTTGTTCCATTAAGCGTTGCATTTCTTCAGTTGCGTGTGCGTAATAATCAGCAATTTTTGCAAAACTAAAAACAATATGCCTTTGTGCTGCATGGTTTAAAAACTTTTTTTCTTCATCAGAAACATTTGAATCGTTTATTAGCTGTTCTAACTTTGATGTTTTAACGTAATCAGCAAGCTCGTGTATGCTAGGTTTTTTGTAAGTTGGTGTGTACAAAGGAACATCAATTTTTTTTGTGTAAGTTGTTTCAATAAGATTTCTTTCTTCATCATCAAACATTTCTAATTTTTGTTGTCCTTTCATTTAAACATCCCCTTCATTTAATTTGAAACCATAACCTCTTGCAAAATCTTTAACTTTTTCAAGATACTCATTAAATTGTTTGACATTTAATTTTGATGTGCTGCCGATGGTTATAACTTTTAAATTTTTAATTTGCTTTTCTTCTGACAGCAATTTATACAACAACACCTCGTGCATTTCATCTCTTGATTTTAAGCCAAAATAATCTGCAAGTTCAGCAACCAACTTCCAATAAAAATCATTTTGATTTAATGATCTTGTAGACTTGTAAGGTTTTACAGTGACAGACCATAAAGACTCTTTGTCTAGCTGTTGTAGTTTTGCTATTAAACCATCCATGTTATTTCTGTCCAGTGTGTAATTTATCATTTGATCCATCCTAATTTACTTGCTAAATCTTTCATCTCTTTTTTTAGCTTTTCTTTGTTTATAGGGTTAATTTTAGGTTTTGGTAAAGCCTGTCTTTTAGACTCAATATTGCTTCTACATAAAATAATTATGTCATAAGGTGTTGGGCATTTATTAGAGTTGCTAGTGTAAGTATCAAAAGAGTTGCTCACAACATCAAGATCATACTTGCATAACTTGCCCCACCAAACCCTCATTAAATTTTGGTCTGCATTTTTTCTACCATAAATGTCAAACATAGTGTTAAGCATTTCTGCAAAGTTTTTTTTATGTTCATTATTCAAAACGTAACCTCCTCTGGCATTTCATCTAACCATCTTTTTCCATTAATCCATGTGGTTGGGTGAGGAATAAATTTACCATTCTCAGCAAACCAATCTTTGCCTTCTTTTTGCCAAGACAAAGTGTTAATTACCTTTTCAATATCAGGCTTATGTTTTTTCCATGCTATCTCAGCTTTACCTTTACCAACTTTTTTTGGATACATATTCCAAAACATATTAAACCCATCGTCTATCTCTACTCTACCTCTACTCTTATCTACCTCTACCTCTACCTCTAAGCTTACAACTTGTTGACAACTTGTTGACGAATCGTCAGCGATTGACAGAACAAATTTTGACAGATCAATTAACTGCTTGTTTATAAAAGATTTATCCTTTCTTAAACGAAAAGCAATCTCATCTACTGAAGGCAAATTACCCTCATTTTCTGATGCAAGCAACCACAATTCAATCAATGTAGCCTTGCTGCTGTCGCTTAAATTGCCCCAGTCATAGTCCTCCAGTATTCTTCTGTAAATTTTAATCCATATTACATTTCTGTCTGGTCTTAAACTTGGCTGGTGTTCATTCCAATTTTTAATTTTGTACATTACTGCTCCTTTGTTTTTGTAAACTATCCAGCTTTAACTACTTCCCCTTTAGCTTTTATTGTAATATTAGGCACATCTCTTAATGCCAATTTTGTTTTAATCATAAACACTCTAGCGGGCGGTAATTCTTGATCTGGATTCTTACCATAATGAGCAACTGCCTGTACCGACAAACCTAAGTCTTCTGCCATTTTTCTACGACTGTTGCCGTATAACTTTATTGCTTCGTTATATGTCATTTGTTTTCCTTTCTAATTTATGCAACATTGCATTTCACAACAATACTTGAAGATAAAACTATTTGCAATATATTTATTAAAAAAGTTTGACATATAGTTTTTAAGTGTGGTATAGTTCTTTTGTAATTTAAACAAAGGAGAAACAAATGAGTTCATTACACAACGATTATTTAGAGCAGCAGTTTGAAAATTTGCTAGAAGAAAAAGAAGCACAGCGTGTACAAGAAGAGGCCCATCAACATTTTGTTACTGAAGAATTTAGTAATTTAATTTTAAATGTAGGCCCAACTGTTATGTTTAATAAATTATGTAAAGAAGCTAAAGAAGAATTAATGATGGCTGTGTTTTTAGGAGGCACAAACGATGGCTTTAGACAATAATCCGTTAAATAACCCAGAATATAAAGAAGCACAATATAAAGAATGGGTTAAAGAAATGTTAGAGGCATATAAAAAAAATTTACTAAAGGAGAAAATAAATGAAAGAATTGATCGCAATTCAAACAGAAATAAAAGCACCTAAAGGTCAAGTTAATAAATTTGGTAATTACAATTACCGAAGCTGTGAAGATATATTAGAGGCAGTTAAACCTTTACTGGCTAAACACAGTGCCGCTATATTAATTACAGATGAAGTTAAGTCTGTTAATGAATATATATACATTGAAGCAACTGTTGTGTTTCAAGTAGGTGAAAATGCTATCAGCGTTAAAGCTCAAGCAGGCATTAATCCAAATCGCAAAGGTATGGACATTGCTCAGAGTTTTGGTAGCTCTAGTTCCTATGCAAGAAAGTATGCGTTAGCTGGGTTGTTGTTGCTAGATGATACTAAAGATGCTGACACTAAAGACAACTCTGAAATAAATAAACCTGCTACAAAAAAAGAGCTTGATGATGCCAGGCAAACTTTAAAAGAAGCTTACGAAGCAGGCGATCTAAATAAAGCTTATTTTGATTTGCCAAAATCACGACAATCAGAATTAAGGGACTATGCAAATGAACTTAAAAAATCATCTAAAGGATAACAGACGGCATAATATAGTAACTGCTTCTGCTGCGTGGGGAGCAATCTATGAAAGAAAAAAATTATGGCGAGAAAAAACCTTGCGGCAAGCGCCGTTTTCTGGCAATATTATGACCGAGTGGGGAAATGACAACGAAGAAGTGGCGTTGCAAGCGTTTGAAAAATACATGAATGATATATGTGAAAATGGCAATAAACTTTTAGTGCATCCTGACTTGCCTTTAGGCGCATCATCAGACGGTTTTCTTAATGGAGTTCCTATTGAGATTAAATGCCCTTTTACCCAAAGGATATATCCTGAAATACCTGAGAGATATTACTTTCAAATGCAAATACAGATGTGTGTGGCATTAGCAAACGGATACAAAAATGCTGTTGCTGCACACTTTGTTGTATGGACTCCAAACGAATTTCACACGGAGCTTGTACAGTACGACCCAGAGTTTATTGAATGGTACATTCCTTTCGCAAAGGAATTTATAGACTATGTAAGCTCTGACCAAGAACCACCTAGGTGGTCAAGAAAGCCAGTTTATCAACCAAAGGAGAAGTAAAATGAAACAAGTTAATCAAGTCTTAATGACCAATGATTATTCTAAGTTTAGTTATATATCAGGGAATAGAGACGTAAATGATCTACACATCAAACGTCTAACACAATCTATGAAGGAAAAATACATAACTGTTCCAATTATTGTAAATGAAAAACATCAGATTATTGATGGTCAGCATAGATTTCAGTCTGCTAAACAGCTAGGCAAACCAGTTTATTTTATCAAAGTAAACGGGTTAAAATTGCAAGACGTACATCGTTTAAATACAAACACTAAGAATTGGACTGCTGATTCTTATTTGGACGGATACTGTAAGTTAGGAAAAAAAGAATACATAATTTACAGAGATTTTAAAGAAAAGTTTGGATTTGGTCATAACGAAACTCAAGCATTACTTTCTAACTTAACCCGAATGGGAGGAAATAGAAACGAACAATTTAAAGATGGCAATTTTGTTGTTGTGGATTATGATTTAGCGGTAAGAAATGCAGAAAAAATATCTATGTGTTCTAAATATTATGATGGCTACAAAAGAAGGTCATTTGTTTATGCTATGCTAGATTTATTCAATAATGAAGATTATAGTCATCCAGAGTTTTTAAATAAGCTATCATTTCAGTCAATAAAATTGCAAGATTGTACAACGGTAGATCAGTATTTAACTTTAATGGAAGAAATTTATAACTTTAAAAGAACTAAAGCAACCAAGGTAAGATTTTATTAATTAAGGAGAAATAACATGGCAGTATTAGGTGTAAGTTTAAGAATTGACGTAACAAAAATTGACAAAGAAAAGCTTTACAAAGGTGCTAAGGGTACTTACCTGGACGTAACTACTTTTATTGATACAGATACTCCAGACCAGTATGGCAACAATGGTATGGTAACTCAGTCAACAACACAAGAAGAGCGTGACGCTGGCGTTAAGGGTGCTATCTTAGGTAACAATAAAGTTTTTATGAACAAGGGAGCTGAAGCAACAAGTGCGCCTAAAGCAGCACAAAACACAATTGAAAGTTTTGAAGACGATGTCCCTTTTTAAATTTTTTACAAGGAAATTAAAAATGAATACTTCACAAGCTGAAATGATTTTGTCTCATTTGAAACATAAGCCAATAAGCGATACTGTGGCTAGAGAAAAATACGGATGCAGAAGGTTGGCTTCAAGAATAAATGATTTAAGAAATGATGGTTATAGCATTGAAACAGTTACAAAAAAAACTGTTAATAGATTTGGTAGAAAATGTACTTATGCCGAATATTATTTAAAAAATGATGGTTAGGTTTTAAAGGTTACACTGCCCTCAAGCGGCATATGCCGGCCATTGTAGTTTGGAATTGGTTCAGACTATAATGACATTGAGAACTTGAGGGTTAGTGTATTACATGTATTACTTATTCATTACATACATTGTAACTTCAAAGCCAAATCGCATTTCTGTAGCTGATGGTTTTGTCCACATAGTAGTAGTCCTTATTGGTTAATCAAGGCTCTATTATAGCAAGTATGTTAATTAGTTCTAACGATCAAACCCTTACAAAGGAGTAATGAAAATGATTAATTATAAATTGCATCAAGAAAAGAAAAAAAATGGTTGGTTAGTAGTTGGAGTATTAGTTTTTTTAGTAGGTTTAATTTGGCTTGGTGTTAATTCTGTTTCAGACAAAGTTTACCATTGCCATAAAAATGGTTACTTGTTTGAGTCAATGAATGAGTCAAAAAATATTTTTACTAAAACAGACATTAAATGTATTAGAATTGACAACATTAAGGAGAAAAAATAATGGCAGACAACATAAACCCTGAGCATTACAAGGCAGGCGGCATTGAGACTATTGAGTACTTGCAGGCAAAGTTAAGCAGTGCTGAATTTTATGGCTATCTTAAAGGCAACGCTTTAAAGTACATTAGCCGAGAAGGGCTTAAATCTGAAAAGCTTTCAGATAAGATTGAAGACTGTAGAAAAGCCCAATGGTACATAGAAGAAATGATTAAGGTTCATCAAACTGAAATAGCAGTCATAGAAGCCAAGCTTAAAGAAGATGAGTGGATAGAAGACTCGTTGTATGACGAAGATTAAAACACATAACCCTGTGTGCCATTTATGTGGCAAACAGGCCAGGATCTACCATCTTAAAAAATGGTGGTGCCATAACAATTTAGAAGCTGAAGGATATTGCAGTAATGTCAAAACAAAAGAAAGAAATAAAGGTTGAGTATTTTAAGGTTGAAGGGTACCCGTTTAGCATAACTTTTACACCAAAAGATAATGGTATGCAGTATCAGATTATGAATGAAATGAACTATAAGGTAATTAAAAAAGGAGAAGTATGAAATACGAGCCAATAAAAAATCAAGGCAATTTACATATGTATGAGCTTAATGACGGAACAAAGCTTAGGCGCTACGAAGTGTGTGATCTTATAGTAAAGCAGTTTGATGGTGATGCAAGGTTAACTATTCCAGAAGTAGCCGAACTTATAGGAATGGATGCTAAATCAGTTAATCATTTAATAAGAACTATTGTGACTAAAGGAGATTTGGTGTCAGAAAAAAAGCAACGGCATACTATATACGCCAAGCCTAACAGATCTATGTTGGAAGCTATATGGTTTCCGCAGCACAGCAAATTTATAGAGGAAGCAAAAAATTTAAAAGGCAAGAAGTACAAAGCCGAGCAGTTCCCTAATGTGCGAGGAAGTTTTACTACCCCACTAACAATGGGATTTATTAATTCTATATACAATAATAATTATGAGAATTGAAAGATTAATGGTAGTTTTAGAAGACTGGGCTAAGTACATGAAGAGTGATAATCATCGACTAGGCTATCCTAACAAAATTTCTTATATGTCTTCTGGTGGAGAGTCTACGGCAGATGTCTTTGATGATATGGTGAATGAAGCTGACAGCGAGAACGTCAAGATTGTTAATGCGTGTATCCATAGTTTGGAAAAGGACCAAAGAGAAGCGTTGTACGCTAGGTGGTTAGGCAGTAAGAAGCCTATGTACTATGAGTTGAAACTGGATTTAGCTATGGATAATTTACTTACTATGGTAGGTAAAAGAATTTACGCTTAGTTATTTATTTTTCCATATAATTTTTAACCAATATTTTAACTCTTCTATTCTTTTTGTATCTGTTAATTTTGCAAGAAATTGTCTTCTTTGTCCTAAACCCCACCTAGCAATTGTTTTTGCTTCGCAGTATCTCATATAGACCGAACTATAGTTATCGCTACCAGAGCCGTCAGGCAGCGTTACACCGCTTATATTTTTATGTATCTTAAGGTCAGTCATCCAGGTCAGGAATGTTAGCGTAAATGCTATCAACGATCAACTCTACATGAGAGCCATCATCCAACCATATTACCATTGTATCTTCGCCATACACCACATCAACAGCATCAATGGTTTTACCCACGATGTGTTCTGATATTTGTTGTATGTCCATTTCTTGTGTCCTTAAATGTTGATAACCGAGCTGTATTTTTTTGTTTCGTTTATTTTTCCCCATTTGCCGCAGGATTGACATTGTACTCTTACGTACGTTTTTGCTAGAGTCCGTGACGTTCCCCTTC